GGGCGTAATAAAGGATAAAAGCCAAGACATGGGGAAACCTCCAAGATGTGGGAAAGGGATGGGCTATTATGACAAACTTTGTATTATGACAAACCTATTGTGACAAAGTGCATCGTGTAAGTCATTGAAATCATTATATTGTGACATTATGACAAGCTGTGGGAGAAGCAGACAAGCATGGGAGGAGCGTGGTGTTTTTCACACAAGAGGACACAAAGTATTTCCTCCTTTATATTATTATTTTATCTTGTCATAATGTCATAATGTCATAATAGGCCACTTTTACGTAATAAAAACAGTGACTTGGTATTATGACAAGTATTATGACAAACTTGAAAAGGCCAAATCTTGTCATAATAGGGGAAAACAGGGCGCAAGCGCCCTAATTCTGGTTTGATTAAGCAATCTTAGTAGCTTGTACGGCTTCTGATAATTCAGCGATTGCGATACGTGCGGCGTGCAGATCGATAACCTTGCCGTTACCATCAGCGTAGCCTTTGGTAATACGTGTCGTTAGTGATTTGATCTGAGCAAGGGCGTCAACTTTGGCCGCAACCTTTTTGAGACTGTCCTGCTTTGTGTACCAAGGCTCGACTGACATAATGTAATCCACAACTGCTTGGCCGTCGATGAAGTCGGAGCTGTCGCGCATTGTCTTGTTAAGCTTGAACGCGCCTGCTTTGCCGTCAAGTAGGCCAAACCCGTAGGTTCTGATGTGGCGCACAACTAGGACAAGGTCAGTCCCTTTGAGAGCCGCAATAAGACTATCGTAGCCGGTGACGTCGCCGTGCTCGTAGGCATGGCCTGCAATGTTGGCGATAGCCGTTTGAATGTCGTTGTTGACCGCTTGCTTTTTCTTAGAAATGCCCGCAATCAATTTAGTAATTTCTTTTTTATTTAACATGTGAGTAATCCTTCGCTAAGTTAATGTACCAATCTAAGAGACACTCAGCATGAATGCCCCTTACATTGACACAAGGCACGGATCGGGTCGATTGACATAGATAAACTATGGACTGGTTGGCCAGTAATACTATCGACGCGCCGTGCACAATGTGCCATGCGCATTAAACCGTGCAACATTACTGCTGTCTGGTGGCTTGGTCGTACATGAAGATCATGGCGTTGCTAGGACGGACGTTACCTTTTTAGAGCGGGCAAATACTTTTCCCGTAACCCCATAACTGGGTGCAAATGGTGATGGTATCGCAGGCCGGTTCCACGGTAATCCTGCTACTTTACGGGGTACTACCCCACGCTTACAACTCGCCGTTGCGTATGCGTTCACTGGTGGCCTCATTTTCCACACGGCAGAGTTGAGCCGCTTGGTCTTTAACGTGCGGTAGGTCGACACGTGCAACGCGCTGACCACCCGAAGGCTTTGGCCGTTACATATATGGCGCGGCGTCAACAGGGGGGGGAGTGACCGCAGGGGGGTGGCCACCCACCCAGCCCTTATGTATTCCGTATATCGCAGCCCCTATTTTTTCCCATTGTTCCCCCTTTGTTCCTCTCACGCCTATCTTGACCCGTTAGTGCCAACGTGTTAACAGATGTACCTATGAGTAAGCATATAAACCAAGCCATTGATCCCACCCAATCCCATAAAGCGCTGCTATCCCCCAAAGATTTGCTTGCGATTGAGGCAGATCCGGCAAAGATGGAGACCTTTTCGCGTCTCCTTGGTGCAGTAAACCTCGATAATTTGTTCCGCCACATGCAAAATCCGGACATAAATCCAGCAACACGCATAGAATTTCAGAAAATGCTCAACAAAATGGGCAGGTTGGAGCCCAATACCAAGTTGGAAAACCAAGGAGATGGTCCACAAGTGGTGATAAACATCACCAGGGCGAAGGATTCACCCGATAGTATTACCATAGATGGTACCAGTGAGGCCATTTTAGATGAAACATGAGATAAATTTCGAGGTTATTGAGTCCCTCGATGAGTTTTTCTACTCGCCTAAGTTCATTTCACTCGCAGTTGGACCCGTTGGATCGACGAAAACGACCGCAGGAATTATGAAAATACTGCAACACGCGGCTAAAATGGCGCCCTGTAAGGACGGAATTAGGCGTTCTAGGACGATTTGGGTGCGCAATACGCGGGAACAATTGCGGGATACGTCCATACCGGACTTCCTAAAGTGGATTCCAGACGGTGTTATGGGGTCTTTTCTTAAAACAGAGTACAAATTCGTCATAAAAGTTGGCGATGTGGAGTGCGAGGTGCTGTTTAGGGGGCTAGATGACGCCAATGACGTACGTAGATTGCTGTCATTACAGGCAAGTTTCATCATTTTTGACGAATTTAGGGAAATCCACCCAGATATATACAACGCAGCCCAAGGACGTGTAGGCCGGTACCCCGATAAGATGATGAACGGAGTTGGGTGTGTCACGGACGATGGGAAGTCGAATATGCACATATGGGGTATGACAAACCCGCCGGATATGGATACCTTTTGGGAGACGCTCCTCACTGAGCCCCCTGAGAACGTGCACGTAACGATACAGCCCTCGGGTTTGAGCCCCGAAGCCGACTGGACGAAATTTCTGCCCGATGACTACTACGACAATCTCTCCCAGGGGAAGACGGACGACTGGGTAGACGTATATATACATGCGAAATTTGGGCGGAGTTTATCTGGGCAACCGGTGTTCAGGTCATTTGATCGAACTGTGCATGGCTCGAAAGAAGAGATGAAACCGATGTTCACGGAGTCGCCGTTGTTGATAGGCGTAGACGCAGGGCTCACGCCCGCAGCCGTAATAGGGCAGGTGGCACACGACGGGCGACTTGTGGTGTATGACTCGCTCATATCTGATGGCATGGGGGCGCTGAGATTTATACGGGAGCGGTTAAAACCTTTGTTGGCGAACAAATTCCCTGGGCGTCAGACGATCGTTATTATCGATCCAGCGGCGTTCCAGAGGGCGCAGACGGACGAGAGAACGGTAGCGGACATATATAAAACCGAAGGGTTTATGGTAAAACCTGCGCGGACGAACTCCGTTGCGGCGCGCCTCGCGGCAGTCGAAAAATTTTTAACCTACGTTGTAGACGGGAAGTACGGATTTATAATTGATACTATAAGTGCGAACTCGCTCGTGCAGGCGTTGGCCGGTAAGTATCGGTACAAAATAAACACAAAAGGGGCGCGAGACGAGAAGCCAGAAAAATCCCACCCCTGGTCAGACGTCGCTGATGCGTTTCAGTATATGTGTTTGCACGCGGACGGCGGAGAGACATTTGGGTCGATAGCTGCGTCCACGCAGAGAAAAAACGTCGTAAAAGTCTCTGCCCACGGGTGGACTTGATTTGTTGACATGTAAACAGATAGGCGCTATGGTAACCGTAACGTCACATGTGAGAAATTAATATGGCGCTTGGCCCGCAGTTAATACCAGTTGCGCGAGCCTCTGACCTTGAGGACGCAGCAAACAGAGCTTCCGACGAGAAGCAGAACAGTCCATTAATGGTGGGTCTGGCATCCCATGCGCGTAAGCGTTGGGAAATTATGCGAGATCATCACACGCAGAATATAGAGCCCCGGCTCTCAGAGTGCGTTCGCGCCAGAAACATGGAGTATGAACCCAGTAAAGCCGCTGAAATACGCGAGCAGGGTGGCTCTGAGATCTTTATGGGCATAGTTAGCTCGAAATGCCGTACAGCCACTGCCTGGTTGCGCGATACACTCCTGGGAACAGGTGCGGATAAGCCTTGGTCGCTTGCAGCGACACCAATCCCAGAAGTCCCCCCGGATGTGGCGGCAGACTTACAAAACATCATGCAGATGAACCTACAGCAGTATTATGCTGATGGTAACGGTGAAATTCCGCCTATGGAGCTGAAAAAGCTTGCATCGGGCATGAAAGACACTGCGATGCGCTCCATGAAGTTCGAAGCTGAAAAGCGCGTCGAGCGAATGGAAACTAAAATGGAAGACCAGATGGTTGAGGGGGGTTTCGTAAAAGCACTCTTTGACTTTACGAACGACGTGGCAACGTTCCCGCACGCTATTTTAAAGGGTCCGATCCCACGTAAACGCAAAACAATGAAGTACGTCGAGGGTGGCCTTGGCGTTGTTGATGTTCTGCGCGACGAGTGGGAACGCGTTGATCCATTTAAGTTTTACTACGCACCTTGGGCTGACGACGTACAGAACATGCCTATAATCGAGTTGCACCACCTGACACGCGAAGACGTGGAAGACATGCTTGGTGTAGAAGGTTACGACGAGGACGCTGTGCGTTCTATCCTATCTGACTTTGGATCGGGCGGTTTCGACTGGCTAGACCACGACATGTCAGAAATAGAAGAAGTTACAGGCGTAGACTTCGACGATGCACACTCTGATGTCGTTGCGGCGCTACAGCTCTGGGATACAATCCCTGGAGATATATTATTAGACTGGGGCTTGGACGAAGCTGAGATCGAAGACCCACAAAAATCATACCCATGCGAAGTTTGGATGGTAAACAACACAGTCATTCGTGCTGTGCTTAACTACGACCCGTTAGGTCGTAAGCCATACTATGTAACTTCATTTGAGAAAGTTCCGGGTCGTTTAGACGGCAACGGGGTTGCCGACCTGTGTATGGATGCCCAAAATATGTGTAACGCTGCTGCTCGTGCGTTGGCAAACAATATGGGTATTTCATCGGGTCCACAGGTCGGCGTAAATATCAGCCGGTTACCGGCGGGTGAGGACATCACACAGATGTACCCATGGAAAATATGGCAGTTCCGCCAGTCTGACTTCGCGGACTCAACCCCTCCAATGTCATTTTTCCAACCTAATTCAAACGCCCAAGAGCTTATGTCTGTATTTGACCGATTTATGGCCATATCAGACGAAGTATCGGGCATACCACGTTACATGACAGGACAGCACGTCCCAGGAGCAGGGCGTACCTCATCGGGGCTCTCAATGCTTATGTCTAACGCAGGTAAGAGTATTAAACAGGTTATCGCGAATATCGACCACGATGTGATGCGACCCATGCTAGAACGCCAATACCAGAGGAACTTACGCTATAGTGACGACCCTGATTTGGTGGGCGACGTACAGATCGTTGCAACAGGTGCCATGTCACTTGTGGTTAAAGAAGCTGAAGCCGTTCGTAAAACTGATTTCTTACGCCTAGTTCTCGAGAGCCCAGTAGCGCAGCAGATTGTCGGCCTCCCGGGCACTGCTGAACTACTGCGGGATGTAGCAGGGAACTTAAATACAAATGTTGATCGTTTAGTTCCATCACGCGAAGACGTGCAAAAACAGCAAGAAATTGCTCAACAGCAACAAATGATGATGCAGCAACAGATGGCAGAGCAGGAAGCCGCTAACATGCAGGAAGACGGAACGGAGATGGGTGGTCGTCAAGACAACACCATGAGCCCACGTCCAAACGGTGTTTAGTGCTTACATGTGTTGACACGTTAGCATGTATAGGATAAATTACACCTATGATCGACCTTAACCAATGTGACTCACAGCACGTAAATGCACTGCTTCGAGTTAAGGAGACAGGCGATACTTCCCTACAAAATTTATTAGGGGAGTTAGTGAATATGGCTAAAGGCCGACTGGTAAGCGCAACCGACATGGTAACAATCCACCGGTTGCAAGGACGGGCTGAAGCTTTTGAAGATTTACTGAAGGCGATTGAAGAGTCGCCCAAGGTAGTAAACCGCTCGTAAGAGCAAAACGAGGCACACCAAGACGGGAGCAGCATACTTCGGGCGCTGCACAACAGAAATGATGCTTTAAGGAGAACTATATGGCATTGCCAAAACAGGTGCAGGCGCAGCTTGCGGAATTGGAAGAACTAGAGAAAACGCTGGAAGCCCAGAAAAAACCAAAGCTGGTAAAAGACGAAGAAGTCAAACCTGACGAGGAACAACTGGATACAGAGGCAGAAGTAACTGAAGAACCCGTCGCAGCCACACCAGAACCTGAAGAAGCAAAGTCAGCTGACACGTCACCGACGGACGTAGCGGATGAGTTCGAGCAGAAGTACAAGACCTTACGAGGTAAGTATGATGCTGAAGTTCCACGTTTGCACCAGCAAGTACGGGACTTAAACGGTAAATTGGACGAACTCTCTAAGAGTCTCGAAGCCAAACCGGAACCGCCGACAAAGTCGAAGGAGAAAGTCAGTTATGTGACCGATGCAGATCGAGCCGAATTTGGTGAAGAACTGATTGACGTTCAGCGTCGTGTAGCTCAAGAGGTTTCGCAAGAATATACGGAACGCATGGAGCAACAAGATGCCGTTATCCAGAAGTTGCAAGAACAACTTGCAAAGACGGGTAATGATGTTGGAGAGATGAGCTTTACTCAGCGCCTACACTCTGTAGTGCCTGACTTTGCTGAAATCGACAACGATGAACGATGGGTTGCGTGGTTAAATGAGCATGATCCTATGCTTAGGGGCCCGCGCCGTGATCAGGCCGCCGCTGCGTTTCAAGCAGGTGATGCCGAAGCAGTATTACACTATGTAAATCTGTTTAAAGAAAGCATTAGCGAACCGGAAACAGCGCCACGGCAACAACGCCAGACTGAACTCGAAAAACAGGTTGCACCAAACCGTTCTGCAAATTCTGTACGTACGCAGAGTGCTAACCAAAACTCTAAGATATACTCCCCAAAAGAAGTAGACAACGCTTGGACTAAAGTTCGTACCCTAAATACTAAAGGAAAATATGCAGATGCGGAAAAACTTGAAGCTGAATTGACAGCTGCATATATGGAAGGCCGCGTTCGAGCATAACTCAGCGCATTACATGTAAGCAGCTATCGAGTAACCAAACTTAATAGGAGGCCAAAATGGCTGCTGTATTCCCCGTCGTCGGTTCCGGCGCATTTGACACAAACCCGTCTTACTCAGGCGGATTCATTCCACAACTATGGTCGCAAAAGCTAAACGCTAAGTTTTATGCGAACACCATGATGACCGAAATTTCCAATACTGATTGGGAAGGCGAGATCAAAAACCAAGGCGATACAATTCGTATCCGTACTGCACCATCAATCACAATTAACGATTATGCGGGCGCTGGTACAACTTTAACATCTGAAGTACCTACACCGATCTTCCAAGACATGCAGATCGACCAAGGTAAATATTTCAGCGTACAAGTAAACGATGTACTTGCTCACCAAGCTGACATGGACTTAATGAACATGTTCACTGATGACGCTGCTAAACAGTTAAAAATCAACATTGAGAACGACACGTTCTTCAACTGGTTTGTAACATCAGGTGCAAACGCATCTAACAAAGGTGCTACTGCTGGTGCGATCTCAGGTGCTTACAACTTAGGTACTGACGTTGCTCCAATCGACCAAGCAACTCCAGCAAACGTACTGAACGCTATCTTACAGATGTCTTCAGCACTAGATGAGCAAAACGTTCCAGAAGATGGCCGTTGGTTAATCATCTCACCACGCGATCGTCAGTTGTTAATGCAAACAAACATTGCGCAAGCGTACTTCACAGGTGATCAGTCAAGCACAATCCGTACAGGTAAAATCGGTATGCTAGATCGCTTTGATGTATACGTGTCTAACTTGTTGCCAAAAGGCCAAGCAGGCAAAGGACTTGTTGCAGGTCTATCAGCAACATCATCAGGTGGTTCAGTGTCTAACGCTAAAGCACGTCGCATGATGGTAGCAGGTACAAGCACAGCTTGTTCGTTTGCTTCTCAGATTAGCAAAACTGAGCCTTTACGTAACCAAACTGACTTCGGTGACATCGTTCGTGGCCTTGCCGTATATGGCCGCAAAGTTGTTAAAAACGAAGCATTGGTAACAGCTCTAGTTGGCGCTGCAAGCTAATAGCTAACGGGAGGGGGAACACTCCCCCTCTCACCCTTTAATGAGAGGACTAAGCTAATGGCGACCATAAAGGTTATCGATGTTATTTCTCGCGTCGAAGCTATTTTACAAGATTCAAACGTGCGTTGGCCGCGTCTCGAGCTTCAACGGTGGTTGAACGAGTCGTACCTCAGCATAGTTTTACTTAGACCAGACGCAAACGCGAAGTGTGCAACTTTTACATGCGCGGCAGGGTCTAAACAGACATTAACTGCTTCTAGCGGTGGATTTCCTACAGCGATCAGACTTTTAGACATCAAACGAAATGTAGCTTCTACCTCTACTAAGAAAGTTGTTAGAGTTGTTGCGCAGAGTGTTTTAGATGATCAGCGCCCCAGTTGGCATACAGAAACACAAACCGCTAACATACAACACTATACTTACGATCCACGTAACCCTAAAGATTTTTATGTTTATCCTCCGGCGGCCGCAACAGCCCAGCTCGAGGTTGTCTATGTTGATACCCCAGACGCACACGCGCTCACAGCAAATCAACTAGACCCCGCAAATGACAACGCCGCAGTTATCTTATTAGACGATATATACCTTGGTCCGATCACCGATTGGATACTGTATAGAGCGTACTCCAAAGATGCTGAGTATGGAGCTAATGAGGCACGCGCTTCATCTGCCTTTCAGACATTCAACGCGGCTATTGGTACAAAAACTCAAGTGGACGCGGCAGTTTCGCCGTCTCCAGGAAGTATGGTGGCGTAGATGGCTACAACCCCTTGGAGTAAATTTTATCCTTACCTACAACCTTACCTACCGGGTTGTCCTGAAATCGTTATGGAGTCTCACTTGCAAGAGGCCGCTTCTAAGTTCTTAGAGCGGAGCGAAATCTGGCGGTTTGAGATAGAAAAAGATTACGCTGTAAATAAAGTTCCAGACTATCCAATACAGTTGCCGTCTAACGAAGCAATCCTAGAAAATGTCTACGAATTAATACTGGACGGGCGACCTATGAGTCGTGTCACGGACAAACATTTAGACACGTCACAGTTCAACGGCACGGGATCTCCGACTTTTTATGCAATCTACCAAGATACATCTATTCGGTTCTACCCAACACCTGACAACAAATACTCTTTTAGAGGGTGGGGAGTTCTTAAAACAAAACTTACTGCAACGGGTGTAGAAGACTGGATCTTTGAATCTCACGGGCGCTGTATTTCTTACGGGGCTATAGCACATTTAACATCTGTACCCGGCAAAGAGTGGAGCAATATGGAGTTGTCCATGTACTACCGACAAAAGTTTGCCAAAGAAATCGACGACGCAAAGAGTAGAGAGTACCGCCGAGTAAGAACGCGTGTACAATTTCAAAACTTTCCTGGTCGTAGAAGGAGAGCATAATGGCAACATCATTTAACTACGTACAAGGCGACACTGGACCACAAATAAAAGTGACGTTGGTTGACGAAGATACGAACTTAGCTACAGACCTAACAGGTGGTTCTGTAACTCTGCATTTTCGTGCTGTTGGGGAAACAACAGTATTATTCTCGCGAGCGTTATACATAAACCCAGACACCGCTGATACTGGAGTAGCAATTGTTCAGTGGCAGAATACAGACCTAGATAGGGATGCAGGAACCTACGAGGGTGAGATAGAAATTGTAAAGGCGTCTGGGCTCCGAGAAACATTGTTTGATACTTTACGGTTTAGGATCAGGGAGGACTTTGCGTGAAACTCAAGTCCGCAGTATTCCAGCAAGCCCTTAAAGCCGCTTTTAAGCAGTTGGGCATTTCTGCGAATTATGCTGCAACTTCTGGGTTTACGCAGCTTGGTACCGCTGCAACGTTTTCTGCGTCTGCTATAAAAGCTTCGTTTAAAACGGGTGAGTTCTTAGTAACCTCGGAGTTCCTCGACAGTCTAACTTCTACAACTGATAACGCTGTCCTTGGTATGTTTAAAAACTTCACGGACAATACAGGAGCGGCGGAAGATGCTACTCTTGCTTTCTTTAAGGTGCTTGCTGACAACGGCTTCACAACAGACCAGCATGTACTTAATTTTTTCAAAGCCTTATCAGACGATGCAAATGTATTAGACACACCCGTTAAGACTTTTGGTACAGGGTTTAGCGACGGTACAACGATAACTGAAGAAGCATTTCTTGGCTTAGATAAAACAACGGCTGATGCGTCCTCCGTGGCAGACCAACTCAATGACAAAGGCTTTGGTAAAGGGGCATCTGAAGTTCCGACTGCGGCTGACGAAGTTAACACCTTTGCCTTAACTAAAGCGCTTTTCGACCAGGCAACAATTACTGATGACTTGGACGGAGAAGCGACTACACAAGACGACCAAGAGATGCAGTTTACTAAAGTCACTACTCAGATTGCCAGTGCAATTGATGTGATAGCTATTACTTCTGCGTACACTAGAACTTTTTCGGACAATTACGCGGTGACAGATAGTAATATCTTAACGCCTGGTAAACGTCCGTCAGACACACTCTCCATGACCGACGTGGGGTCATTACGGAGTCAGGGTTTCTCTGACTTCACTTACTTTGCGGAAGACTACGTCGGTGCTTCCCGAACCTTTACTTAGGAGATCGAAATGATCCAAGAAAACCTAAAGCTATCCGGTCAGCTTAACATCGTCCTAAAGGACAAGGCCGGGAATATAAAAGAACAGCGCGAGGAAAAGAACCTTGTTGTAAACTCTGGGCTGGCGTTCATAGTATCACGAATGACAGGTACGTCTAAAGCTGTCATGTCTCACATGGCATTAGGCTCTGGAACCACAGCAGCAGCCGCAGGTCAAACTGATCTTGTGACTCTACTGGGGGCTCGCGAAGCGTTAGACTCGTCGACGATCACAGGTTCTAACAACGAAAAAGTTGTTTACGTATCTGCGTTTGAAGCGGGTGACGCGACCGGCGCTGTTACGGAAGCAGGTATTTTCAACGCTGCATCATCGGGTGATATGCTTTGTCGTACTGTATTTAGCGTCGTTAACAAAGCTGCTGACGATACGATGTCCGTTACTTGGACAATTACTTTAGCTGCATCTTAATTAGATAGGGGGGAATAATGGCTACTATTGTAACACGATCTGGCAAGGGTTCGCCCCTAACTAACACTGAAGTTGATGCGAACTTTACCAACTTAAACAACGACAAGTTGGAGAGCGTTAATAACACAACTTGGAGCGGTACTGACCTCTCTATAGCAAATGGCGGAACAGGAGCCTCTTCGGCTGCTACCGCTAGAAGTAATTTAGATGTCGATCAAGCCGGAACAAGCTTGGCAATGGCAATAGCATTGGGGTGATTCATGGCAAACGTCTTTAAGAACTACACAAGCGCCTCAGTTGGTAC